CTAGTTTGGGCTAAGCAAGATGGCAATATTTATTATTCGATTAGAGGCTATAACGAATGGCTGACGGAGCAAGCGCAAAGTCGCTACCAAAAGGCGTGCGGATTAGAGCAGGCGCAATCCAAATCTATTTTGAACGAAACAAGCAAGCCTACAACATCACGTTACCACACCCCCCGACTGCGGAAGGTATTAGCGCAGCCGCTAAAATTAGAAGTCAATTAATCACTAAGGCTGAGTGGGGAATTTTAACAGAAAAGGATATTGCAGAGGCAAAAGGAGAAAAGGTTGATAAAAAGCACCTCATTATTAATAGCAATGAGGTGCTATTCCAAGAGGTGGCTCAAAAGTATTTACGTCAATGTGAGGCAAATCTAGATACAAGAAAAGGTTATACAAGGATCTTGAATCACCACTGGATGCCCCACTTTGCATTACGACCAATAAACCAAATCACTAATGATGAAATAAGGGATTTGATTATTGATAAAAACTTCAAAACAGCCAAAACCCTAAATAACAGCTTAATACCATTACGGGGTGTATTTGAGGCCGCAGTGTGCAGTAAGCTGATATTAGACAGCCCAATGCTCGGCATAGAGAATAAAAGGATCCAGCAAGCTATACCAGATCCTTTTAGTAGAGCTGAAATGAATGCTTTACTGAAATGGCTTGATAAAAATCTAGAAGGTAAAAACCGACTTTACTATTGGTTTTATGAGCTAGCATTTTGGAGTGGTTGCCGTCCTTCTGAATTGTTTGCGTTACGCTGGAATGATATCGATTGGTTTAATGGAACAATGCGTATTAGTAAGAGCCGGGTAAGAGGTTATGAAAAATCTGTAACCAAGACACATACCGTTAGGGATGTTTATTTGAATGACCTATCTAAACGCGCCCTTACAGAAATTCAAAAACTTGGATTAAGTAGGGATTACGTGATGATTTGTCCTGAAACTGGCTTGCCTTTCTACGATGAAAGACCACCAAGATTCAGACTAAATGAAGCAATGAAGGCTTGTAAAATTCGTCACAGACCCGCTTATAACGCTCGCCATACATATGCAACCATGTTGCTAATGGATGGCGTAAA